TGGTCAAAGTTCACCATATCTGGATTGAGAAATTCACGCATAAGTGCGCCATTGCTCAATTCGCCTTCTTTGGCGTCATAACGCTTGATATACTTGCCATTGACCCGTTGGGCAGCTACAGCGGCAGTCATGGCATCTTTAAGGGAAATTACTTTATCGGACATATCGCTAGTTCTCCATTGCTTATATTCTGAATATAACATAGAATTATAGGATGTCAAGACATATTTTGGATGGCTTGTCCTAAATCTCCGCCGCAAAGTTCTATCATCATGCTAAGTTCGCCATCCATTAGGAATAGTTCGCCCTTGCTCATTTGATAAAACCAAGGGTAGGCATGATAACGGTCCATTAACACAAGTTCTTTGCCGTTAATTTGATATTTTCGCCTATCAATCTGATGCTCGTAAAATTTATAACCAGCAGTACGAATTAATTCAAATGCAGTGTTGTTAAGCCTATATCCAAAATTTTTGTTGTTATTATACCAATAAAGAATATAGATATTTTTTTGATTTATATTTGGAATAAATGCATCTTCGCCATGTGCAAGATGAAATAATTCATGTGTCCAATCTGTTTTAGATTTTTGTAACACTTGATTGTGTTGGATAAATTGCTGCGCCACTGTTTAATAATACCACACTAAACTTTGTAGTTTTAAATTGAACATTGAGTTTTTTACAAAGATTGATGGCATGACCAGGATTAGAAAAACTTGTTTTCTTATATTTTGGACCACCGTATGTTGCAACCATGCTAGTAGTTTTAAAATTGATTGGTTTATTATCATAGAAGATAGCCCAAATTCCATCACTGGCCAATATTTGGTCTGATTTGTATGTAGTTTTATTCGTAATTTCTAATAGAATATTTGGTTTTGGTCTTGACATAATTGATTACTACATATATTTATTACTTGTAATATACGTAGTTAAAAATTTTCCCCATTTAATTCTATCGTAATAATTTGTGATTCGTCAACTTTAGTTTGCAATTCATCAATTTTATTTTCAAGTTCAAGAACATATGCAAGAATATCAGCCAGTTCTTTTGTTACATTTACTATAGTTTCTTTATCAAGTACTAAATTATTACCAACGATGGTTTGACCACGGTTGATAAATTCACGGACATGAAATGTTCTAGGCGGTCTCATTCGTAACATTCCTTAACTTTTCTGATTGTTCAATTTTAGTCTTATATGGACCATGATATGAATAACGTTGTAACGTAATAAGTTTAGGGCAATATTCAGCTACCCAAACCTTATCATATTTTACAACATAATAACCTGCACAAAAATAACTGCTACTTTTGTTATTTTTTGTATAGATTGGAAGTTTAAGTTTCACATTCCAAATCTGATTAAATGTTGAATGACTTGTAGGATATCCATAAACTTCTGTTTCTTTTGATTTATTTTTAAATTCAGTAGTTTTACGGACAATTGTGATATTTTTTTTCTCAACCATTTCTTGCATATTTGGAAATATTTCCATAGTATCACTTACAGTGCAACGAATGCCGCTGTTAGTTTGTGCAATATTTCCAATACGCTCGCCTTTATCGTTTTCAATAATCCAAAAACGATTTTCTACGATGCTTTTAGCCTTGAGTGTCATCTTTAATCTTTCCTTCAATCATGTCAAACAGCGAATTATATTCACTACGAACTTCAATGAATGATGCCCACCCAATAGCAGCAACAATATCCATTAGAACACGGTCATGATCAACATTCCAGTATTCATAAATCTCAAATAGAAATACACCAAGAACTGCCCATGGAAAGTATTTGACAAAAAAATTACGCATATGTGGTATCCTTTACAAGTGGTTTGCCAAGTATTTCGGCAATAGGTTGAACATTTTCACTAAGTTTAGCAAGTTCATACTTACTACAGAACTTAATTAACTGTGTGCCAATCTGACGATTTTCTTTAGGATTAACTGCAATCAGGGCAGCGTCAATAGCATCACGAATTTCCTGTGGTTGTGCAGTAAGATCAACAAGCACACGGTTTTCTTCATAACGGTCAAGCACACGATGCTCAACGCCGTTGTGATCAACCCAACGTTGCAACATCATATTATTCCATGCATAACCTTTACGATCACGATCTGAATAGGCTTCTGTAAGACCTACCTTTTTAGAACTACCCTTGGTGCGAACGCCAGGATTTGCAGTCATAATATTATCTGTTGGATCACCTCGCATACACTTTTCAAATAGAATAAACTTAGGATCACCAACAGTCTTTGGTGCTTTTGTAAGCTTGTCTATAACAGGCTTGCCGCTATCTTCAAAGAAACCTTGTAAGGTAATATGCTGATTGGTCATACCATTGTAGATAGTAACTTTATCGCTGAGCAACTGATAAAAATCAGTGTCATTGGATAGGATAATGTGTTCATCATTGGGATGTAGTGCAGTCCAACGAGCAATGACATCATCTGCTTCTGCACGTTCAACACGGATTACGCTGCAGTTAGTGCGTTCATCAATCCATTTTGTAAAGTCACTATATACTTCCCAAAACTCTTTATCCTCTTCTGCTTCACGAACTGTCATCTTAGATTTGACAACAGCACGATTTGCTTTATAGGTTGTATTATGATCCTTGCGCCAACTACGAGCCTCAAGCGCAAAAATAACATGATCTGGCTTATGCAGGCGATGCATCTTTTGTATAACGTTAAAAATAATATGCAACGCTAAGCCAATCTTTTGCCATGTATCTGCACCACGTGCAGTACTGTGACGCGCACGAGCAAACAGGTTTGCTGTATCTACGAGAAGATATTTCATGATACTAATATAATGCCTTATTAGGGGTTTGTCAAGTATTAACTGAATTCACTAAGACCATCGCCTAGATCACGACGACTAACATAACGACTGCCATCAGGATTTGTTGCTACATTGGCTGGTGGTGGATTACTTGCGAGAATATTGCGAGCGACATCATTTAGCCAAGCATCAACAAGTGCTTCTGGATTTACTCCACGATAGCCAGCTTGGCGTAACATCTCGATAAACTCTGCGTTCCAATCAAGTTCCATAGAACCAACTTGTGGATTGGCAGGATCAAAGTCAAACTTAAGAACACGAACTTCTGGTTCAACCTGTGGATGAGTTTCCACAATAGGTTCTTTAACTTTTTTTACACGAGGCTTACGGGGCTTCTTAGGTTTTGGTTCTGCGATAGTTTGAGTAGAGGCTGTTGGTGCGCTTACTATTACAGTAGAGGCGGCAGCGTCGTTATTTTTTGATTTACCAAATAGTTTGTCGAGGAGTCCCATATTATACCTTATTGTTGATAGCAGCGACGTTGGCGACCCATATAGTTACCCCATTGGTCAAATACTGGTTCCATACGGCAAAATACCTGTGGTTGATATGGTTGTCCGTAATATTGTTGTTGGTTTTGTTGCGCCATACCACCTAAAATACCACCGATAATCAAACCGCCAACCATTGGAGCGACCCAATTGCCACCACCGCCACCACCGCCATAACCAGGACGAGGACCATGATGGTAACGCCAGTCATCGGCATTTGCTGCCGTTGCGGAAATTAATGTTGCGGCTGCAAGTAGGATTGCTAGGGTCTTACGCATGGTGGTTCTCCAATTGAATATAAACCAATATAACATATTTATTGGCTTTGTCAAGGGTTAATTTAACTTATTTTTTGCTTCAAATTCAGCAATAACTTGCTCGGCGTTGCCAGTTAAAACCGCATAAGTTTCTTCTAAATCTTCTATTTCTGGTGCGTCTGTTTCCAGATACTCATAGATTTCAGCAATAGGAATTTTGTCTCGCCCTAATGCGGTCTGGTCCCTAATATATTTCAATATCAGATATTCAACTTCTTCTTGAGTAATGTCAATCTCTAAAAATTCCTCTTCGGTCATTAGCGATTACTCAAAATATATTGGACGATGACTTCACTTAGCCGCTCACCCAAATTTTCAGTATCATTGATAACATGCAGTTCATTAAGCCCACGATCTTTGATATTATCATAGCGATGAAACTCTACAATATAACCACCATTGGCAACATGCAATTTCATATTGATACCATCAGCGCCAATTCTATCTGGACCACGCATTAATCCATTTCCATTAGCAACGGTCAGTATGCTACTTTCTTGTTGTGATGCTTCCCACGCCTTCTTTGCTTGCTTCGCAAACCATTTATCAAACCACTTCACTGCTTACTCCTATTTTCTGTAATAATTTTGTTGGATGAAAATTTAAAAATTTTTTAAGAAAATCAATATTATGTTGTTGCATTTCACATCCTACTGTGTTTAAAAATTTTTCCAACCCTTTAAGTGTCCAAACTTCCTGAGTTTTTACATTCAGGTCAGCTTTTTTCATTGCCACCTTATATCCTTTAAATATTTCGCTATTATAATCTTTTAATAATTTTTTTGTATATCCAATGTAATTTCCATCATAATAGCTTCCTTCGGTGTTATAGAAAAACGCTTGTTTATTTGCCGCTAATCTAATATGTGATCTATAATCAGTATATAAACAAATTTTAAATTCTTCGGCATTTATCCAATCTTTAATATCATTGCAATGAAAATATATCTTTCTTAAGGTATTTTTTTCTTTTTTTGTTAATGTATTTTCTGGCCATACTTCATTATTTTTCCAAGATTTTATATCTAAAATATCAAATTGTTTTTTATTAATCTCAAGATATGGTTTGCCTTCTAGATAACAATAAAAATTATCAGTTAATAATAGTTGGTGGAGCAAATAAAATCCACCACATCCGCCATAATAGAAAATATTTAAATCGTCACTGGAAGCGTCGTTCAATGTCATCTTCTCTACATGCTTCGCCATATTGTGTTTCAATAATAACGAGTGGTTCTTTGCCAATATTAATAACTTGGTGCCAGTTACCAACTGGAATTTTAATAGTTTCACCTACTTGTAAAACTTCGGTTCGGTCATTATACATAGTATCGCTATGATTTGTAACAATCCTGGCAACACCACTTTGGACTACCCAAAATTCACTGCGTTTTTTATGCTTTTGGTAACTTAAACAATGGCTTGGTTTTACAACCAGTTGTTTTACTTTAACATTACCAGTATCATATAGGACTGTAAAATTTCCCCAAATTCTTTCTTCACTAATCATTATACTTTTCTCTTTGCATAGGTAATTTCATGGCAGCAAACGCCGCTGCTTCATTATTATTAAATTGTATATTAACTTTACCCAATCCGCAAGTTAAAAATGAAAAATCTTCACCATATCGGTAACCTGCTTCGCCCAATGCATTGCAGATAATACAAGCGGCTTCTACGTCTTGGTAGTTGGCATTTAACGCACCGCCTTCTACATAATCACCAGGGTCAATCATATAACCATTTGATACTGATCGCTGTGTGAGTGCTTTACTTGGAAATTCAAGTATGAGAGGTTTGTTTAACATGCATATGCCAACATAAAAAAACTTACATGCTGTTCATCGGCAAACATAACTGGTAATTCTGTACCATTGTCAAGTTGAAGAAATACATAATCTTGTCCGTTACGCAATCCATGATGATTAAAAATTTCTTTTAATTGTTGCATCGCTATATTGCGCTTATTCCACAGCCCATATCTAGGCGTGTTATTTAATTTTGCAAGCGGAAATCTTGCTATTTTAGCTTCATCTTTATTGAAAACTGCAACATCTAGGTTTGGCACTGGCAGTGTCCTGTTAATTACTGCAAGTTAATCTGATCACGCTGAGCAAAAAACTCAGCATCGACAGTCCAATTATTTTTTACTTCTTCACCACGCTTAATCTTCTCAAAAAGTGAGTATGGTGTGTTACGACGATAAAGATCACCTTCATTAAAACGATAACCATAGTCTCGACAAAAATTACGATATGCATCCAAGTCATTGAATACACGATTTACATTTGAATTACGAATCATTTATTTTCTCTTTTATTAGAGGTTAATATTATTATGGACTTGCCAGTGCCATAGTTTTTATATTAATCGATTCTGCTATTATTGTCAAGAACTTTTTGAATTAATTTTGGTGGATGTAAGCTTATATAATAATTTATAAAATCAATATTTTTTTGTGTAATACTATGTCCCAAATCATTTAATACTTTTTCTAACCCCGTAATTGTTATAATATCTTGCAAAAATACGGTATAATAATCAAATAAATTTTTTTCAATTATATCTTTATAAATGTTATTGGGATTTTCAAGCAATATTTTTTTAATATCGCTATATTTTGGGTTAGGGTTGCCCCATCTTTCATGAAACCAAAAAGATTTTTTCGTATAAGCCATTCTAAGTTGGCTGTGTAAATCTGTATATACAAGTATTTTTTTACCTGGATAAAAATCCCAATCTTCATATTGATTAACAGTTGCAAAAATTTTTGGCAGATTTGTTTTTAATTTTAACGTTTTTTTATTATCGGGTTGAAGTTCATGCTTTTTCCATGACTTTGTTTTATCTTTTCTAAAATTATATTTAAAAGTTTGTGTTTTATCTTTATTAAACTCAAAACAAATATCATATTTTTCAGTTAAAATTAATTGATGCACAAAATAAGCCATTCCGCATCCACCATATTGAAATATATTTAAATCAGGATACTTTATCATTTTTTTCAAGTAATTTGTTATAATGGTCGATTGCTGCTTGTAGTTTAGGAATATCTTTCCTATCTACAAGCACATCATCCCACACCAAATCTGATCCAAAAATATACTTTATCGCAGCCCAAACTCGCTTGTGAAATGGACGATAATTTACAGCCTGTATATTAACAATAAAGTCTGGTTTATATGGCATGTTATCGCCCCAATCAAAAACTTGGACAACAATAGTATGCTCAGCACTGCTACATTCGCACGAAAGAAATACTTTCAGATCATTATCTTCGTTCATTTTATGCCTTTGCGGGTAGTAAATATTCATACTTGATAAGACCGCTATCAACAGTAATCTTGGCTACACCATCATCACTAAACTGAATGCTCTTATCGCCATGCAGATTAAGAATGGATAGGAAAGTAATAATTGGCCATGACCAATTCTTAGTAAGTTTGCCACTAATACCACTTTGGAATACAAAGTTACCAGCATGAGTAGAATGGTCACCAAAGTAGAACTTTAGATCAGTACCTTCAGTTTTAACAGCAAACATCTTTTCTTCACTATTTGCTTGGCTTTGAAACTTAAGACGTTGAATGCTAGAAACTGTTGGCTGCATGGTAATGTTCCACGTAGCGCCCTTAAACTTAACCGTCTTCAACTTTTCATTGACAGTTTCAGTTGTCATGAAACGATAATCATTTTTAAAATCGCCGCTTGCATTTTCAAAGTGTAAGCCAACTGGAACCACGTCGCCATTACGTGGTTGAGTTACAACTGTAATCTTTTCATTCTCTTTATATTCAGGAATGTTAAGAATTGTATTAAGTTTTGTTAAATTTGGCATACCAAATACGCCATTAAATGCGGCATTAACAGTGTTAAATGTTGCATTAAGAATAACGCTGCGATCATCGCTTACACTTTCAATAACCGTGCTTTGGTCTGTGCCAGTTACCTTAATCGTATCAATAACACCAAGTGCTTGTGTATGCGCAACAATATCTGTGAGAAAATCTTTCATGTGTTTTTACCTTTTCTTTGATTATACTGTATATTTGTTTAGATGTCAATTATTTCTGCACTGCTTCCGCCAATTTTAACACGCGGAGCAACGTCGCCTGGTTTTTTTGCAATAATAAAACTACTACGAAATTGTTGAATTTTGTAATTTTCTATTTCGTATCCTAACTCTATTAGTTTATCCATTAAACTTCTATAATCAATAACGCTGAATAGTAAATTAAAATTAGATTTCATTGCCCATAATTCATCATGCGGTAGAAAATTAAAAACAAACTTTCCACCGTTATATAAAAGTTTATAAATTTCACGCGCCCATGCATATATGTAACCTTCATCTGCATAATAAAACTCATTAAAACAATAGACTAAACCAAAAGAATCATGTGGTAATTTAGTCACATCAAAATCTTTTACTGTATATTTTAATAATCTATTGTTGGCATAAAATTCATTGCCTATGCTTTTAGTTGCTTCATCAATAATTTCCATATAACGATCAACCACGTATAATGGCTCACTTGCTACCGCATATGGTAAAAATTGACCAGTGCCAGGAAAAAGTTCTAAAGTAGGAACATTCATTGCAACCGTACCACTTATGGCTCCTACTAAATTTTGTAAATCAATTTCATGCAGTGTATTGCCTTGAACAAAATCTTGCCGTAATTTTAAATCTTTTTCTAACAATTTTTCTGTCATTAATCGACTTTTGGCAAGCATTCTCATCTTGCCATATGTCATTGTATCGTCTAATTCAAACAATAATTTATCAAACGCATTAATAGTATTTTCATAGTTGCCATGTGCGGTTCCGTAAGTTTCATAAAATTTACGGTGATTGGCTATATTTTCATACATTTCAAATGCTTGAACAAATTCCATTATTAATCCTCAAAGTTAAAAAGGCTAGTGAAAGTATTAGTAATATTGGTTGTATTAGTAATATCCCAATCTAACACATCAAGCAAGTTTTCTACTTTCTGTGTAACAATAGTGTCTTCCATTTCTTGTTGGTCAAACGGCATATCTTTGAACCATTGTGGAATACGAGATTCATCTGTTGGATAACCGATGCTGGTCAAACCAAGTGGGTTATCTTTTAGCTTACATACAATAGTCTTCATGCCATCGGTAATCTCAAGCGAACGAGAATCGCTGTGCATTCTGCGGAGATTATTCCAATTAATCGCCGCACGAACGTGACCTGGCATGTTAGCCTTGCCTTGTTTCTTTTCTAACGCACCATAATAGGTAAGTTTATTAACGCGCTTTGGTGTTCCTTTCTCCCAACTTGGTAATTCTTTGAAAACGTACTTGAACTGGCGAACTTCTTCAATGATTTGCTCACGACCTGCACCATCCAATACTTTCTTAAGAATATCTGCAAGAAATTCCTGAACAACCCTTGGGGTATCTGACCGTTTAAGGTCAAGCCCCATTGCCTTCATCTTGCCAGTCTTGCCATCTACATCAAGACGTTTGCCTTCAAGATCATAGATAAGAACTGCATAACGTTTCTTGGTAATAAACAATCCACGAGATGCTACAAGTTCGCGACCGCCCTTGATGATAGCACCAAGTTCTGGCGTAGTGTGAAATGCTTCATACATGAACTTTGGAAAGGTTAAGTTCACTTGGTCACCAATGGAATCGTATAGTTGAACGCAGATTTCCTTGTTCCATTCCATACGCCCACTTTCAACTTCATCTTTAATTGCTGGCCACGCAGTAAAATATACCGAATCGGTATCACCGTAGATAATGCTTTCTCCAAGATGGTCATATGTTCCCATAATCAACTGATTAACAGTGGCATCCATATGCTTTGCAATTGTTCGACCACATAGCGTGGTGCTTTGCCCAATACGTTGGTCAAAGAAGCGGCAACCTGCGTTAAGAATAGCACCATAGAGTGAGTTCAAGTTAATCTTTTTAACTAACTGACGTTTATCCCAGAACGCAATCTCTTTTGCATCCTTGGCATCTTTCTTCTTGGCTTGTAGTTCTTTACGCTCACTATACCAACGTTCAAGCAAACTTGGGATAATGCCTTGATGCTCAAGATTAAAGATAGTTCCATTAGCACTCAATGCCCATGGCGCATAGTTGTCAAAAATCATATCAAAGATTTGGGCGGCACTATAAACTTCGCTCTTGCCATCTGCCCAATCAATTGTAATTTCGGTACCAATGTCTCGGCGCATAACTGCTTCGTATTCAATGGAAGCAAACAAACCTTCCCATGCTGCTGCAATACTTTTGCCTTCATCAAGTTTGGTGGCAAGATGAGCATCTGTCATAACGGGACGCAGTTGTCCAACAATAGTTTCTGGACCCATGTTAAGTGAGCGAATCACACTTGGATACAGTGAGTTAATATCGATAGCACCAATCCAATCATGCAATCCTTTCTTAGGATATGCAACATAGGCACCAGCAACTTGAGTATTGATTTCATCACTGCGAGGACGGCGATTAGGAACCACCATGCCTCGACGATGTGCTTCATTGATAATTGCCTGATCCGTAACCGCAACTGCGCCCATAGTTGTTTGCAGCAACACTGTATTATCGTGAGCAATTTCATTTGCTAAATCAAGAAATCGAAGTTTCTTATCTAACTTATTGAGAAGCGCAACGTCCTGACGAGAGTATGCAATGAATGTTTCATAATCACGATTATACAACTGGTCAAGAGACCCTTCGTATGCGGTCTTACGCTCATTCAATTCATATTCACCAATAGCATCAAGGCTATAGGAATGACGCTCTTCATAGGTGTATTTGCGATACAACACCATATAATCAAGATGCACACGACCTACCAAGTCAAATGTTTTACTCATCTTGCCATACTTTTCGTATTCACGTTCTTTAGGAAACTGGTCCCAAAGACAGAAACGACGAGTATCATCCTTGCTCAGCACACGAGCAACACGATTAACAGTATAGGGAATATCAAATCCTTCGCTGTTCCATCCACTTAACACATCAGCATCATCGATAAGTTCAAGAAAAGTAAGCAATAATTCTCTTTCACTTTCAAAGTTGAAAGTGTTCTCAAACTTAGCAGCGATAGCATTGGCTTCATCCATTGTCATTGACTTTGGAGGTAGCGCAAGCGTTATTAATTGATCTAACCAGTCAAGATATACTGTAATAGCAGTAATCTTGGTGAATGGATCATCGGGGGTACTATATCCACGGACACTATCAAAGTCCGTCTCGATATCGAAGAAGGCTGTTTGAAGTTGTGGTGAATCCTTGCCAAGATAGTTGTTGGCTAAACAGCGAAAGATTGGATTAATATCGGCTTCGTAAATCTTCTTGTTGCTGTGAATAGCAAGTTCTTTACGAAAGTCCTTGCTACTACGGCATTTTACAAGTTTAACAGGCGTATCAAAGATACTCTTATGCGAACCATTTTGGTCATC